GACGCAGATTTAGAATTATTAATTTATTTAGATTGTAAAGAAAGATTTACACGACAAGAGTTTATAGATGGTACTTATACGTACTCGTGGGACAAAGCAAGGTGGGACAGATTAAGAAGTGAAGGTTGGATAGATGTTTGGAGACATAGAAATAGAACAACTATAAAATATTCTATATTTAAAACTTCATGGAAGTGCTCACAGATGATAAGCAGAATTTACAGAATACTTTTAGGTGACGAAGACTTACCTACGTCAGAAAGAAGTATATTTTATAATAACAAGTCATATACAGATAAAGTTTACAATAAAGCTATAGATGATATGATTAAAGATAAAAATAGATAATATGGCATTTAAAATGAAGGGATCTCCAATGCAAAGAAACTTTGGAATATCACCAATGAAAGATATAAGTAGAGGCCCAGCTATTAAGGGTAATCATAATTATGCTCATTTAATGCATGATGAAGGGAAAGGTCCAGATCCACACGAGGAAGAAAAACCAGCTCCAAAGTTTAAATCAGCGCTTAAACAAGATGAAAAATACAAACATGAAGATATGTATGATGTAGAGCAAGAAATGTCATCTATACAGGAAGACCTTGAAGATAGTGATGAGTATTTAGCTTCGCAAGGTTTAAACAGAGAAGAACTTGAAAAAAAATTAAGCGAACTTACAAAACAGAGAGATAAAATTCATTCTACTCTAAAAGGCGGAAATATAAAACCAGGATATAACGAAGAAGGTGAGAGAGATAAGTCTAAAGACAAAAAATACACACAATAAATATGCCAAGAAAGTGTAAGGGTAGTTTTAAGATGAAATACAATAATACAAGTTTTCCCTTTAAAGGAGAAAACCATGACTTTTTACACGAAGGCTATAAAATAGTACGTAAGGATTTAGATGACGGTATACAAGGTGAGGCTGAAAATGGTAAAATTATCAATATAGATGTAAGTATACCTAAAGGTAGTAAAAAAGAAAAAGAAGTTATTGTACACGAGGTACATCACCAAAAAGAGATGGATAGTGGTAAATTATCTTACGATGATGACAGTGTGGAAGATAAAATAGCAAAAAAGACATATACAAGAGAAGATGGTAATTTAATAGATGATGAAACAGGAAAAGTTTATGAAGAAGGAGATAAAAGATTACCGCATGAAAAAAGAGCATACGCAAAAAGTGATAAAATAAAAAACGCATAATTATGGCATTTAAAATGAATAGACCTAAGAAATTAAAAGGTCCAAAAAAATCAGTACTAAATTTAGGAAGAGCAAAAAACAAATCAGGTATATACTATAATAGCAAAATGGGTCCTATGTTGTATACTTCACCATCAGCGCTTAAGCAAGCTGAAGAAGGTATGGGTGATATGGGTGGTATGGAAGCTATGATGGGCATGATGGGTGGAGCCCCAGAAAAAGGAGTGGCTGATCCAACAGGAGCCCCAGCTGAAAAAGAAAAAACAGAAAAGATGCAAGAGTCTTGGAGTTTTGATGAAACTGATCTTCAAGGTGGTGATATGGGAGAGGTTAAAAAAGATGAAGCTACTGGTATGCTTTATGTTATTGTAGAAAATGAAGATGAGTTAATCGCAGACTTAGGACAAGACATTAAAGTTATGATACCTCCAAATATTGTAAAACAAGCAAACGCTAAAGTTGGTGAGTTACTTACTGGTGGTGATTATCAAGTTCAGCTAAACTCTGAAACTAACGAATACGAAATACAAACTATGAACGAGGAAAGCCAAGAAGAAGCTATTGAAAAAATAGAACAAGGCGAAGGAGGAGAAAGCGATTACTAATGAAAATACAAGGAGGTGTAGGAACACCATTTAACCAAACAGAAAAACCAGTTTTTGATGAAAGCAAAGGCTGGAAAAAAGGAGAAGCTTACACTACAAAAAGTGGTAAAAAAGGACATTATGTTTTTGATCCTAATAATAAAAAATATTTTATGACTAGTGATGGTAAGCTACACACAGGACAAATAGACGATTTATAATATGGGATTATTTAAAACTATAGGAGGTGTTACGTCGCCGGTATTACAAGCTACCGTGCCAAATTATTACTACAAGGTAAACGGTAAAAAAGTAACTTACGAAGAATATAAAAAGGCTCACAAAGAAGGTGTTGATGGTAGAAGGCCTAATTTACAAACTAATGACCCTGATCCTTTTGGATATAAAGCTAAACACAAAGCAGATAGAGAAAAACTTAGAAAACCTACTGTTTTAACGGAAGAGCAAACAAAAGTAAAGGAAGAACAAGAAAAGAAAAAATAAATATGTTAGATAAATTATTTAGTGGCGGTGCCGCTGATTTAGTAAAAAACGTAGGTGGAGTTATAGACAATCTGCACACGTCAAAAGAAGAAAAGTTAGAAGCTGAAAAGCAAATAAAAGATATGATAATGGGTTATGAAGCTGAAATGCAAAAGCAAGTTACGGCAAGATGGCAATTAGATATGAACTCAGATTCATGGCTTAGTAAAAACATAAGACCTTTGGTTTTAGTGTTTTTAGTAGTTAGCACGGTGTTATTAATATTTATTGACGCTGGTGTTATAGATTTTAAAGTAGAAGACAAATGGACTGACTTACTACAGTTAGTATTAATAACAGTGATTGGTGCCTACTTCGGTGGTAGATCACTAGAAAAAGTAAAAAAATAAAAATATGGCAACAAGTAATTTTACAGTAAGAATAGAACCAGATATAATCGATGGAGATGTATCAAAAGTAATAGGTGCTCAAACACCATCAGCAACAGACGCACCATTTCAATCTGGAGATATTCTTTTTGACTGGCAACCAATACAGGTTCCAAAAGGAACTAGCAAATTAGTTAGTATATCAGGTTATATTATGGGACAAGACGGTGGCGTTCAGGTAAATTCTGATATAGAGTTTGTGTTTGCTAAATCAGTTAGTGGCGTAGCACCAACAACTCTTGGTGAAGAAAATGAGCCTCAAACATTATGTTTTGAACTACCTAAACATCTTATTGGTTTTGCAAAAGTAGAAGGAACGTCTTCAGCTACCGTAGGTGGAGAGTTTGGAGATTATTTTACTTCTAATTATGGAGGTGCAAACGGCGGTACGCTTCCGCTTATATTGCAAGGTGAAAGTACTGGTGTTAGTGTTGGTTTTGATACTATATACGTAGCAGGGTTTTGTGGTGGTGCAGTTGATTTTTCAACTGGAGTTAAACCAACCGCACAAGCGACTACATCTACAGATACAATAGCTGTTGATGGTGTTGATCCTAGAAAATGTTTTCAAATAGGCGACACAATTTACACAAACACAGATGATACTCCTTTAGGTACTGTTAAATCAATGAGCGCAAGTGAAATAGTGTTAAATGCAAATTTAGGCGCTCAAGTAGAAGATAACGAAGAAATAGTAAACGCAAACCCAGTAAGAGTAATTTTTGGGTTTGAAAAAAGCAAATAAAATTAAATTAAATTAACTTAAATTAAATAAAATGGCAAAAAAAGAAAAAGTCGTAGACTTAAAACCTACGCAAGTAAGTGAAAAACACTTAAAAGAAATACAAACAACTGTTAGCGAGATAAACAAAACTTATATGGAGCTTGGTAGATTATTAACAACTCAACATAGTTTTTTACATAATTTAGCTAACAAACAAGAAATATTAACGTCTCTTCAAAAAGATCTTAAAAAAGAATATGGTACTGATAATATCAATATTGAAGATGGTACTATAAACTATTCAGAAGATGACAAAGTTAATTAGAAAAATAAGTGTTGGTAAAGATTATAAGAACGATGCAATGCATTACTCTGTTGGTCAAGAGGTTTACGGTGGTCATACTATTTGTGATATACTAGAAGAAAAAGATAAGTATTCTATTTATATTAAAAAAAATAAAAATGTATTACCCTGGAAAGATTTTAACAAAAACATGGCTGTATCTGTAGAATATAATCTAGAATACTAATGTCTGGATTTATTGGGATGTTAAAAGATCTCAATATTACCAAAGAAAAATTAAATACTATAACACACTCTGGGGTAACAGTAGAGTTTGAAAGTGATTTTTATTATAAAGATAAATCAAATATACACGGCGTTGGTGTTTTTGCTTTGAAAAATATAAACAAAGGAGAAGTTATAGGTATTGGTAGTATTGATAATAAATACAAAACAACACTAGGAAGGTTTACAAACCACAGTGATAATAATAACTGTATGTTTTATTATTTAAAAAATAATGACGTTGTTATGGTCGCTGTTAAAGATATAAGTAAAAACAAAGAAATACTTATAAATTATAGAGACCATGTGTTAAATAAAATTTACTTAAATGAAAAGTGTTTATAATTTTGTTGTTGAGCCTAAAGGTCAAAGATATAATAATAAAAAAAAGATTGGTGATTCAGAGTTAATACTTAATACTGAAATATTTAATCACCAATATGTTAATAGAAAAGCTGTTGTTATATCAACACCAATAATAGGTAATACAGATATAAAACCAGGTGATACAGTTATAATACATCATAATGTTTTTAGGCGTTGGCATAACGTAAAAGGTATTGAAAAAAACAGCAAAGCTTATTTTGATGAAAATACTTATTTAATAAATAACGATCAAATATTTTTATACAAAAGAAAAAATAAGTGGATAGCGCCAAAAGGTTATTGTTTTGTAAAACCTTTAAAAGCTGTTGATAAATTTAACATTAAATCTGAAAGACCACTACAAGGCGTTGTTAAATACTCTGATGGTACTGTAAATATTGGAGATTTAATAGGTTTTAGACCTAATAGTGAATATGAATTTATAGTTGATGGCGAAAGGCTATATAGAGTTTTATCTAATTTTATTACAATTAAATATGAATATCAAGGAAACGAAAAAACTTATAATCCAAGCTGGGCACAGAGCAGTTGAAGAATTAATAAACGTTGCAAGAGAAAAAATAATAACTAACACTGAAGATGATGTTAGTGCAGATAGATTAAAAAATGCTGCAGCTACTAAAAAATTAGCAATATTTGACGCGTTTGAAATACTTAATAGAATCCAAGAAGAAGAGAACTTGCTTGAGGGCAAGGCACTTGAAGAAAAAAAGGAAAAAGTCTTTAAAGGATTCGCAGAAGGCAGATCTAAGTAATGTACGAGCAAAGTTTAGTTAAAGTAATAGAACCTATTAAACGCACGACTGTTAGTCGGCTTAACAAATTAAAAAAATGGAAATATGGATACAATAAAGAACATGATGTCGTGGTTATATCTAAAACTGGTAAAATTGGCGAAATACTTGAAGTGCAAGGTTTGCACATTGCTTTGCCGTTGTTGCCAAAGCGAGTGCATAGCAATGACAAAAACAAGTGGCAAAAACTAGAATATCCAAAACAGTTAGGTAAATTAAAAAATATATTTGATTGGAGAGCGTACCCAGAAGAGCAAAAAGACCAGTGGTACGAGTATATAGACGAAGAGTTTAAACGTAGAGAAGAAGGTTTTTGGTTTATGAATAATAATAAACCAACGTATATAACAGGTACACATTATATGTACTTACAATGGAGCAAGATAGATGTAGGTGCTCCAGATTTTAGGGAAGCTAATAGGTTGTTTTATATATTTTGGGAGGCTTGTAAAGCTGACAAAAGATGTTACGGTATGTGTTATCTTAAAAATCGTCGTTCTGGTTTTTCTTTTATGTCATCAGCCGAAACAGTTAACTTAGCTACAATATCAAGTGATAGTAGATATGGTATATTATCAAAAACAGGTGCTGATGCTAAAAAAATGTTTACCGACAAAGTAGTTCCAATAAGCATAAATTATCCATTTTTCTTCAAACCAATACAAGATGGTATGGATAGGCCAAAATCAGAGCTAGCGTATAGAGTACCAGCTAGTAAGTTTACAAGAAAAAAAATAACAGCTAACGAACAGTTAGAAGATATACAAGGCCTAGACACAACTATAGACTGGAAGAATACAGGTGATAACAGTTATGATGGTGAAAAGCTTAACTTATTAGTTCATGATGAAAGCGGTAAATGGGAAAGACCTGATAATATATTAAACAACTGGCGAGTTACAAAAACGTGTTTAAGATTAGGTAGTAGAATAGTTGGTAAGTGTATGATGGGTTCAACATCAAACGCTTTAGACAAAGGTGGAGACAATTTTAAAAAATTATATTATGCATCAAATGTCACTAAAAGAAATAGAAATGGCCAGACAAAATCTGGTTTATATTCTTTGTTTATCCCAATGGAATGGAACTACGAAGGATTTATTGATGAGTATGGAGTTCCAGTATTCACTACTCCTGACACAGACGTGTTTGCCCCAGATGGTGAACTAATAGATATAGGTGTAATAGATAGTTGGCAAAACGAAGTTGATGGATTAAAAGATGATCAAG